TTCCCTGAGTTCGTGCTGTGCGCTTTAACAGCTCCCAGCCCTGTTCCGACAGTTTATGTCCGCTCCGATCATGGAGCTTGTTATGCGTAGCCTGAGAGACTGTGACGAGATTCCAAGCTGCGTATGTATATTCCGGAAAGAACTCTCGAGGAAAGATATGATGAACGTGCTTCCCTTCGATGCGCTTTCCATACCGGAGAGCCAGCTGATCGAGAAAGCGATCTCTGCGCAGGATATAAGCCCTGAGATCTTTCCATCTGTGATCGTTCAGCTCCTTGTCTGCCATGACTCCTCCGGATATATATGCAAACAAAAAGCCCCTCTGGAGCCGAGGAGCTTTCTGCTTAAGCTTACGTTATTTAGAGAAATTCAAAGAGAGCCGAAGATCATCGCCCTATTTGTCTCTTATATCGTAACACAGAACTCAACTACGACTTACTACTATTTACTATCATTAACTATTATTTACTATTATTCAGTATTATTTCTCGAATCTGTCCGAATAATGACTTGACTTCATGCTTTCGGATTGATTCTTATCTCATCGATATCCATAGCCTGAGCCATCTTCACGAGGTTATTAAGGATCGGAACCTCTCTCCTGATCTCATAGGCTTGAATCATTGTCTCTTTGATTCCGCAGAGCTTCGCGAATTGTTCCTGACTAAGCTTATGCTCTTTTCGATATGTCCTCAGGACCTTCGGCAGAGTCCGTCTATCGTATTCCCAGATCTTCATTTCCTAAACCTCCAAACTATAAAGCCATATGCTCCCAGGAGCAGCAGACAGATCGCTATAACTATCGCTGTCATTCCTCGTCCTCCCCCACGAAGTCGATCCGACGGATGCTCTCGGTATCTTCTGCGATGATCGCCAGACTGAGAGCTATATCTCCCAGGATCGTCGTCATATTTCCGAGCAGGATATTTCTGACATCCTCGTTTCTTATCCCTTCGATCTCTTTGGCTGCATTAGCCGAGGCCGTGATCGTCTTAAGCATTTCGACTGTTTGATTTAATTTGTTCATTTCTCTCCCTCCGAATACATCTGCTCGAGATTCTTCTTTGCTATCACATAGAGGATCTGATTAACAGCTTCTCCGGATGTGACCGATCTCCTGGCATATCTCCTCATGACTTCCGAAATGTCAGCCAGAATCAATTCATTCTTATCTTCGTTAGTCATAATGCTCTCCTTTCTTGTTTACGAACTTGTGCAGTCGGTTTTCTCGGCAATAAGGGCAATAACCGTGATTGCGACAAGTACGGTCTATTGCTTTAGAACCTCTATATGGCTTCCGCTTTTCTTTGCCATGAGCTATTGCTTTGTCTAAGCTCATAAGTTACCTCTCATATTCCGCCCAGTTGATTCCCTCCGAGTCAAGCTTCGGCATACAATGATTTAATCTGTAGATCTCCTCATCGATCGCAGCTGCTATCACTTCTGGCTTCTGGCATTCCATTATTTTTTGATGAGCTGCGTCTGTGGCCGTTCTGATACTTTCAGCTAGTTGCCCAAAAGCTTCCGTTGCATTCTCGATGGCAGGCTTTAAAGCCTCTAATGCATTAGCCGCAGATTCTGCAACTGAAGCAACAATATCTTCGATTTTTTCCCTGAGTTCTTCATCCTGCGAAAGGATATAAGCTCTCTCAACCGTTCGAAGATCCCACTTGAACTCTTTCATGATCAGTCTGCAGATTTTGAAGTCCCAGCCTGTCAGACTGTGAAGATATGCGATATCCTTATTCCTGCTCATGATTCTTCTCCTTTCCCTAATCTGCTCCTGAACTTCTCCTTAAAATCGGCTGTTACTTCTCTCATAGCTTCGAGACCTCTATTGAGTCCGTCCATATAGCCTTTACGATAGCCCCGGCCGTAAACAAAAGATATGAGATTATCCCGATTCCTGATTCGATATCTAGCCTTTCTCATTTCTCACCCTCCGGACATATCTCGCGGGAATGGATTTCTTGCATCATATAACCTCTCGTTTATTTTTGCTGTCAATGCGTCTGCGTCGATGGGTCTCATGCTGCATCTCCTTTCCAGTGATCGGCGAGATATTCGAGTCCATCTCTCCGGAGCTTGTATAAATGCGATTTGCTTATATCCATCGCTTCGGCGATCTTATCCCAGGAAAGCCGACAGACGAATCGATGATATAAGACTGCATACTGCTTTCCGTCTGCGAGATTCTTAAGAGCTGCGTCTGTGGCAAAATCAATCTTTTCGAGCTGCTCCTCCATATTCTCGATCTCGGCTCTCAGAAAAGACTTCTCGCATTCCTTGATTTCTTCTCTGTTGCCATCTGGCTTCTGCTTCTGAGATCCTGAGTCTGCGGATCGTCCTCCTCCATCTTTAGCCAGGAGATGAGTCTTCTTCGCTTCCAGCTTGATCGAAAGATCATATCCGCGATTAAGCCACTTCTGGACCGAATAAGCCTTATCCGTCATTTTCCGCTCCTCCGATTCCATTCCCTCTTCGCTGCGTCCGAGTTATACGCCCATGCTGCAGATGCTCCGCAGCCATCGCAGCTGACTCGATAGAGCTTCTTCGTGTTCTTGTTGGATTCCAGGATCGTCGCCCCGAAGTGACCGCAGAACGGACATGGCCTTAGTGATCTGTCTACTGCATTACTCATTTTCTTCATCCTCCTCGATTGGATCGTAGTAGATAGTGATCTCTGTTCCTGCTTCTTCCCTCGGAGCCCAGAACTTCATTAGTGTCAGCTTGCAGACTTGATTGTCATCATTCCAGAATCGCATCTGAGTCATCACATCGAGGCAGCCTTTTGCCATGTTATCGACATCGGGCTTTGTGAGCTTTGGCTGATAGTAGTCCTTTTTCTTATCCGTCGGAAAATACCAGGCGATATGTACTGCGATCGGCCCGGAGATAGGCTTCTCCGGTCGATATCGCTTTATTGAATAAGCGAGCTTGTTTTTCGCAGCCGTGACTTGAGGCTTTTCGTAGTGCTTCACCCGATGCCTGAGCACTCCGTTTTTGTAGTAGGATTCGACTGTTTCGCCTTTTTCTTGAGCTGTTACTCTATCCGGCTCGCCATCAATATCAATGTTGATTGAGTGCATGAACTTCATGATTCAGCTTTCTCCTTTCAGTAAGTCATCGAATGTTATATTCTCGGAGCCGAACTGGATCTGCTCCGGAGCTTCCGTGATATATTCTTCAATTCCCTCCGAATCGCTCTCGGAGATCTTCTCTTCCGTTAAGTCCTTCCATCGCTCCATCCCTTCCGGGAGATATGCGTCGACGTAATAGCCGTAATAGCCTTCATATCCGGGACCGGTATGAAAGAAGATTCCTGAGCTGCAGTGGATATATGATATCTCGAGATCCAGGAGCCTCTTCGGGATCGCCTTGAGGTTCACTCCGCAGCAGCTCTGGCCTTCCGTGTCTCTTCTGTTGATAGGCCTCGTTGATACCGCCTTAGCTCCGTAGCAGTCCGGGCAGTGACAAGGATTACTGTCTTCGTATCGAATCCACTTCTCGGACTCGCCGATATATTTCCAGTATCTATTCGTATCGACTCCTGCTCCTATGCGATATTCCTTCTGGAGCTTCGTTCCGCCCTTCCGGATCTGTATGCAGAGAGCCACGATCCAGGGATCAGCTTCACATAAGTCTCTTATCGTCATGAATTCCTCCTAAAATACACAAACTTCACAGGGCTCCGTCTGGCCTTCCTTAAGGAACGGACAGAGCTGGCAGCCACAGTCCTCCCACTTGATGATCTTCTCGCCCTCGATGGCCTTCTGCTCGATAGCAGCGGCGGTCTCCATAGCGAGATAAGCCTTCGAATAGATGATCTTATGGAGCTTCGCGAATGTCGGGAAGTAGTCACTTTTCTTCATGTGAAAGCGAATAGTGCTCATCATTGTCTGAAAAGGAACCTCTGCGAATTCAGCTTCCCAGAGCTGCAGAGCGAGTCTCTTATCTTCGAATCGAGTATTCGGATAAGCCTCTTCAAGTATTGCGAGGATCTTTTTTGTTTCTTCCCTATTCATCCGGCGACCTCCTTATAAATTCAAGAATGATTCAGACTTCTTCTGAGTCTTCCGCTCTGAATCAGTCCGATCCCAGTAGCTGAGAGCTGCCTGCCAGCTCTTCATTGGATTTCTGCCTACCTTCCAGCCGTTAGCCTCGTAATGATCCATGAATTTACCTGCATCTACTCCGAGACCGTGAGTGAAGATATATGCTTCGACTTCTTCTCGAGTCGGTTTCACGAATCGTTTATTCTTCTTTGGCTCTTCGATCGCGTTTGTGGGTAAAAGAGAAAGTTCGGCTTTCTCTTTTGATAACTCGTTAGAGTTATCTTTCTCTTTATCTATCTGAGTATCAGATACAGTAACAGTTACAGTATCAGTTACAGTATCAGTTACAGTATCAGTTACACTCTGCGAATGGTCTGCATTTGCAGAGCATTTGCTCTGCATTTGCTCTGCATTTGCAAGTTTTTTCTTTGCATTTGCTTTTTCGAGATTTTCAAGTCTGCGAGCCTTAACTTTCTCATACTGTTCGATATTATTGAGCAGCTTTTCTTTGATGAACTCCCAGATCTCAGGAAGATTCTCGCCCTTCGGCTCCGGGACTTCTGTCCCTTCAATGATTGCCTTGATCATTCGAAATAGATCATCTGTCTCTTCTTTAGTCAAGATGCGAATGAGCGGAATCCAGTCCATCATAAAAACGAACGATGTGCGTTTTTTGTCACTCATCTCCTGCTCCTTCCTGCTCCGGTTCTGGCTCGACATAAAGGATATCTGTGAGCTCAACGACGATCTGCTTTGTCATCTTCCTCCTGACCGAATTCATTGATGATGTCGGCAGGCGATCCAGCTCCTCTTTATACTTCTGTCTCAGAGCGATTATCTTCTCCAGTAGTGATTTATCTTTGATCATTCTCTTATCCTGTTCCTATATTGGATTTGAGTCCCGATTATCGGATAATTGTCCGAGCCGACGGAGAGCCGGGACTCAGATAGCCTCCGAGCCTTCTCGCGTCTTATTTTGAGCATCTCTTTGATGACTCTGTATAATTCGGACATCGTATGAACTAATTACCTGATGCAGCGAATCTGATGAACTTCTCGCGAAGATCGGGATCTTTATCCTTAAAGATATCCATTCCCTCATCGAGAGCGATCTTAAGCTCTTCTCTGGCTCCCTGGGAATTCTCCCAGCCATCCAAAAGGAATATCGCATCGAATCCGACGATCAGATCCTTCTCAAGATCGAGAATTCTTCTGTAATCGGCATTCGAAAGACCGCCGGATGCAAAAGCAGCTGCCGGATTGAATGTTATGATATCGGGATAAAGCTCGTGAAGATACTTCTCCGCATAATTGAATTCTTTGAGATAGTCATCATTCCCGGATATAGGTCCGGAGATGTAAATTAAGTGACTCATGTTTTCTTCTCCTTTCTCCTTTTGTAAGCTGCCGATTTCACTCGGCTTATATTGATAGCGGTTTCCGTTATCTCCTTATCTTCTGACCAGAGTCCTTCGCTGTTCATGTAGTAAAGTTCTGACTTCGATATACATGACAAATTATCAATACTTAAGTTGTCTCGATTGCGATCCAGGAAGACGATGACATGATTCTCGGGAATCTTGCCGTTATTGGCTTCCCAGATAATCCGATGACAAAACTCCCATTGATCCGGCTCTGCTATCTTCTCTTTCCAATAATAGGAACCGTCAGTCATAAAAGCCTTTCGTCTCGCTCCGACTTCGGCTGCATTATGAGGTCGATTGCCCTTCTTGAATTGAGTCTCCGCAGTTCTTCCTCTCGTTCCGAGTTTCCTGCCCTTCGCCCAGGATTCCTGACCCTTAACGAAGCGACCTCCGCCCGGGATTGGCTTTCCTAATGGGATGCCATGCTGCACTCGAAAGTTTTTCGCCTGAGATCGGCTCCAGCTTCGCTCTGTATGCTCTTCGAGATACTCAGCGAGTTCGTGATCCGTATGTCCGGGAGTCCACTCTCTGACCTCCGAGATGAAGCTATCGCTATATAAATATCTCGGTCTCTTCGCTTTTTTACCGAGTGGAATTCCGTTTCTTCTGCGGAAATTCTTCGCTCTCTTTCTGTCGAATGGGCTCCCTGTGAGCTCGGTGAGGTACATAGCAAGCTCGTGATCTGTATGTCCGGGAACCCATTCTCGGACAGAAGGTATAAAAGACTCTGGCAAAAGTCTCTTACTCATGATTCAAGTCTCAGCTGCTCCGGAAGCTTCGGATCATTTCCGTAGAGTTCGATCGCCTTGAGAGCAGTCTGAGCATTCCTTATAATCGCAGTCCCTACCTCCGAGACTGCCCTCGATCTCTCGATCTCCATCTCGATCTCTTCTGGATCTTCGGCATCATTGAGCCTCTCGAGAGCTTCGAATAAGTGATTATTAAGATCAGCAAGTGAATTCTTCATAGATATAATCAAAACCTCCCAGAGAAATCGAGCTCGTTAAAATCGCGAGAGACTGGCAGCGGATCAATATCAATCCAGTCGTGAGATAACAGAAGCTGCGTCTGCTCGTGATTTGATTTCAAGATCCTGATCTGCTCGCGATGCTTGTATTCAGACTTAATACGAGCGATCTCGGCTTCATAGATATTTTGGATGTCCTTGATGCATCGATGATCAGATACGAACTGAACAGTCATTCCGACTGCTGCTCCTATACAGATCCCCAGGGCGATGTTACCGATTACTGTGACCATTTCTCTTTCTCCTTCCTCAATATGTAAGCTAAATATGTTTTGGCAAGTTCTAAGTTTTCGATATTAGTACGGACCGGCCTTATCCCGGGACTTGAAAGCCCTTCGTAAAATATGCCGTAAGTGTGATGACTGTTTTCTGTTTGTTTTACTATCCGATAAGACCGATCCGATACTGACTTCATCGATATCCAGGTGTGATCATTTACCTGGAAGAGTTCTAATTCTCTGGACATTCTGGATATTCCTTCGAGAACAGCTTTCGATTGATGTGATAAGAGAAGTGTCCTCCGGGCATCCTTGCAGCTCTTCCCCATGAATAAAGCTGCTGTTTGCAAGCTTCTCTGACATACTGTTCGGAAGCTCCCATATATGCTGCAGCTTCCTTGACTGGCAGATTATTCATGAGGCTCGCCCCCTCTCCTGAGTCCTCTCGAGGAGATAGTCGGCAGAACATCCGAATAGATCAGCCATAGTCAGGAGCGCAGCTCCGGGAATAATGCCCGGACGAGCTTCCCATCTTGTGATGGTATTAACGGAAACCCCGACATTCTTCGCAAGATCTGCCTGAGTCATCCCGAGCCTCACTCTTTCCAATCTGATGTTCATAAAATTCCTCCGTTTGGAAAATACTTTGAATCGTATCTTATACTTTGAATTTCCTCGGTAATTCCAACTGCTTGAGCATACTTTACAACAGCAACAGTGATTTGTCTATGATTTTTGGGTGAATTTTATCAATGTAATTTGTTTGTAACAGTTTGTTTACATATGATATAGTCACTTAGCTTACAGAGAAATTACAAAGGAATTCACAATGAACTATGAAAATGTCAAGAAACTGAGAAAGGCGAGAGGCTGGACTCAGACGGAACTCGGCGAGAAAATCGGAGTCTCAAAGAATAGTATTTCTGCATGGGAACAAGGCAAATCAGAGCCTAAAGGCGAGTCGCTCTCAAAACTCGCTGATCTCTTTGGCTGCACTACAGATTATCTTTGCGGAGTAGAAATCCCAGAAAAAGTCAAGTTGTCAACCGATAATGACAGAGTATTCCTGATCGAGCAGATCATGGAAGAGGATGCTCTCACTATTCACAGATTGCTCAGATATTACGAGCTTCTAAAGAAGAATGAAGAATCCTAACGGCTTCGGATCAGTTTATAAGTTATCCGGAAAGCGAAGAAGACCCTGGGCAGCCAGGATCACGACTGGCTATACCCTAAATCACGATAAAAAGACCGCGAATCCGAAATATAAGTTTATTGGCTACTATGAAACCAGAACCGAGGCTATGCGAGCTCTCGCGCTGCATAATGAGGAACCGGATGCCCTGGCTTCTATTAGCCTCCGAGAGCTCTATGACGAATGGAGCGCGGAACATTATGCCAAACTTAAAGAGACTCGCCACTATGAAGCAGCTGCGGCCGTCCTGGAACCGATATGGAATAAGACTCTTGAGGAGCTGACGATCAGGAACTTCGAGGATGTCTTTCGCAGCTCCGGAAAGAAGAGACCAACTCTCCAAAATACGAAGATTATCCTTAAACTGTCTTATGCTTTCGCCTTCCGTCGAGGATATATCTCGGAAGATAGGGCGAATTTGCCCTCTTATATATCGCTTGACTTCGCCGAGAGTGGAAAACATGACGATATACATTCAGCGATCACTAAGCCCGAAATCGACAAACTCTGGGCTTATTCTGATGATAATAAAGTACAGATTATTCTTTTTCTTATATATACCGGGCTCAGGATCTCCGAGCTCGCGAATCTTCAAAAGGATCAAGTCCATCTCAAAGAGCAGTATCTCGAAGTCATGGAGTCGAAGACCAGCTCCGGCATCCGTAAGGTCCCGATCGCTGATAAGATACTCTTTATAGCTGAGTCCTGGATGCGCTCAGATCGCGCTCTATTCGCTCCGATAGGGAATAGGCATACTGACCTCGAAAGATGCCGTTCTCGCATAATTAAGCCCCTCACGGCTCGAATCTGTGGCAAAGAGCATCTCCCTCATGACTGTCGCTATGCCTGCATCTCCAGAATGACCGAGGAAGGAGTCGACGATAGATATATAAAGCTCATCGTCGGCCATAAGAGCCAGGATGTCACAAATAAGATCTACGCAGCGAAGCTCGATCTCAAAGTTCTCCTGGATGCCGTGAATAAGATATGAATATTTACAAATTTAGAGTTATTATTTCGATATTTGCATATTTAATTCGAAATAACGAGTTATATTTCGATTTTTCGAGTTAATTTTGTTACTAACTTGTTACTAACCGCAGCTGATTCAGAATCAGTGCAAAAGAAAATAGCCCTGGAATCACGAGATCCAGGGCTTATTCTTTTAAGGTTACGTCAAACTGAAATATAGCAATATCAGGGCTTCAAGTGTAATCGTGTTACTAACCTGTTACTAACCGCATCCGGAAGCCCTCCGGGACTGGGCTCCCGATTCAGCGGTTAATTCAGGCATAACATACGATTGTTCACTTGATTATAAGGAGTCTTACCTGTCCCGGATATTATTTACGAGTGATGTATTTCGAGCTCACATATCCGGAGCCATCGGCGAGCTTATACCATCCGCCCAGATCGCCTCCTATGAGCTCTACTTCCGATCCCTTCGAGAGCAGACGGAGAATAGTTCCATTAGGAATCTGTCTCACTCTGAGAGGATCTTTATTTGTCGTTACGATTCCGATCCATGAGCCGTCTGCCTTCGGTCTCTTATCTTCTTCGAGGAGCTCGTTTACTTTATCCTGGACAGCTTGAGGATCATATCCTTCGGCTGCGAGCTTCTGAGATCTTTCGGGATCGTTTCCATACTTTCCGGCGATGACTTGCTTCGCGATAAGGTCCAGAGATAAAAGCTCGGGCTTTTGAGGCTCAGGAGCTGCTTCGTCATATCTTGGACGGCCATAGCCTGCGATCTTCTTATTCGTCAGTGAATAAGCATGAGTCTTAACTTGATCGTCGGAATTGCCCTCTACAGTATAGACTTTCATAGAATCTACTTTATAGACGAGTCCGGTATGATTGATCACGCCCTTACTGTCATAATAGAAGATCTGATCGCCGATCTCGGGAGATGAGCTCCATCTTCCGGCATTCTTAAAGAAATCGGCTGAGAACTTACATCCTGCTCCTGTGGACTTCTTAGGCTGACAGAGCATGAAAAGAGCCTGCTCCTCGCCGAACTCATGAAGGAAGCAGTAATCGACGAAGATGTCACACCATGCAGCTCCCTGTTTCTTTCCGTTATAAAAATCGGGATAATTCTGATCGATCTCGGCTGAATACTTAGTGATGTTATTTCCGCTTTCCTTATAGCCGACCTGGGAAAGAGCGAAATCAATTAGTTTCTGAATCTGACTCATGATATACCTCCTTTATATCTTGTGCTGATCGAGTAACGAATCGTAAGTCTTCCGGATATGAGATATAGCAGCAGTGGCATAGCTGTTTTTGAAGTCCGGATGCAGCTGGCAATATGATTCATAAGTATCGATATCCTGCAGCTGCTGTGAGAAATATTCCTTCGAGTGCTTAATATCGTTAAGCAGCTCATCATCAAATCTCAGGATATGAGTCCTGGCAAGGATCGCCTGATTGCGATCGACCTTATCGGAAAGAGTATCGATCGCCTTCTTAAGATCCTGATTCGTCGTGTTCTTCTCATCCTTCCTCTGGATGATGAACTTTATAAAGTCCCAGATTGCGGAAGCTGTTACGATCGTCACGGCGAATCCGAGAACTGCCTCATTCATTCTTATTTCCTCCGTCAGCGAGACCTTCCGCGAGGAGATAACCGATCACAGTAGCTCCGGCCATGATGATCGATGCTATCTGCTCAGCTTTTGACGGCTCCCCTCCGAAGTAGATGATTAGCATCGTCACGAACGATGCGACAGCGAGCCAGAATTTTCTACTCGTGAGCTTCCTGATCAGATCTTCCTTTTTCATAGTATTGCCCCCTTTTTTTATACCTGTGTAACTGTGTAATTGACCGTCATACTCTTGTCGGCCGTCTTTGTAACAGCCGTTTCGAGGTCTGCATGGGTAGCGCAATATGGAGTGAGAACGTCTGCACAAATTCCATAAGTTCCCGATTCGAACGGAACTTTAGCAATCCATACTCCGTCCTGATATACTGGTAAGAATGTCGTAGTGTTGTCGCTCTTTCGAGCTATATCATCTTCACCAATCATAAAACTCGAACTGAATACTTTGCTTCCGCAAGCCGCCAATCCGTCAACAGCCGTTGCTCCTGACGGAAGCTCAATCTCGGTAACATCGGAAACATTCGAAAGATTGATCTTATATACCGAAGCATTGTCGTTTTTAGGCAGATAGAGATAGTTTCCGATGACTGCACAAATCTCTCTATAATTTGCCGCGCCTCGAAGATTAGCTCCGACCTGAATATCGCTAGTTGTTGTCGAAGTCCAATCGCTACAATCAATCTTCGTATAATTGAACTTACTTGTAGATCCTGTCTGCGTGACCTTAAATACATGGATATAATCATCCTTAACAGAGAACCATGTATCATATCCCGAAAAGGTAAAATTCGGGATCTCAAATTCTACATAAGGCGGCGTTGCACCTGAATCAAACCAAAGCTCGATCTTTCTTTCAGGAAATTTCAGGAGCCTTAGTTTATTATCCTGCAAAGAAATAATGACTAATCCCTGATTATTAACTCCGACAGCTCGTCTATTCCAATCATAGTAAAACTGCTTCCAAGCTCCGCTCCCTAATGGAGTCAGAACATATTTACTTGAATCGTTAAAGTATTTGTAGCAGTTGATATTCGACAGAGCGACTGAGGCGATTACTCCGTTACCAAAAGATGATCCCCAATCATAAACGAGTTTATACGAGTTAGTATCGTGAATGATTCCCGAACTACTACCATTAAAAGCTCCCTGACGGCTATCTGACTGAGTGTATTCTTCCTGACTAGCATAGCCTGTCGGATAGTTCGTAGCGAAGTCGGGATAAAGCAAGTTTGCGTCATTCCCTAAAGCAGTCGGGAATAGGATAATTCCGCCTAACGCCTTGTTGATAACAGGTGTCTGCCTCGGAAATGATGAATAGCCACCTGAGGTTGCAGGTGTATTCGCTACGATATTAGCGATATTGAAACAGCTCTTGTTAAACAGCGAATCGAGCGCGTTTGTAAACATATTCTTCTGCTTGATAACTTCCTTAACTTTTCCGCTGTCTGCGTCTTTAAGCATTAGCTCGACCGAACCCATAAGGCTACTATTCTTAGCCTTAAAGTCGATACCTTGTGTTCTTCGTAAAATCTCCATATAGACCTATCTCCTTTCGTTAGTAGCCTATGATCTTCGATATTCCTATCTTGCTGTTGTCCCAATTCTCCGAACTCTTATCGTTAATTATCAGGTTATTCGCTCCCGACTTTTGAAACATCCATGTCGAATGGATAGAGTTAATGTAAGCCGTGATCCCGAAAGTACTCGTTGACGGACTTTTTATCTGCTGATAGATATTGTGCTTTATTCCGCCAACGTCCTCATTATCCTCGTATAGAGTGACGATGAAAGTCACCTGATTATAATTCGATAGGCTGTCGGATAGCTGAATCGTATCATTCTTCGCTTGCTTTGCTTCGCTCTCGTATAGAATCATGTTTACCTCGTGTTACTGCACTAAACCAACCAAAGTAAATGAATAATAATCTGTACTTTTCAACGCACTTTCACATACTATTTCCACTTGATTGTTTTGATTAGTCATTTTTAAACGACCATTTAAACCATTTGATGAGTTAGGGGATGAAAAGAAAACAGCCAACACACGCTCGCCTGATACATAAGCAATCGTATCATTAGCCACTTTGTCATATGTAGGCATTAACCATCCTGTAACTACAAGGATTTTTCCATATTTATATGCGTTTATGCCGCCACTTTGAATAGCAATAGTATAAGCACACGTCGGTGTTGTAGTTGCCAATGCGTCTTGCTTTAGAGCGAGTTCGCTGTTTACCTTACTAGATGAATATACGGAGCTTGCACTTGCCGTTGTATCGTCTATGATACCTGCGTTCTCCCACTTTCCGCTCGTGCCGTTGTATCTCAAAAGCTGTCCGTCAGCAGGTGAAGTCAGGTCTACGTCAGTAAGGTCTGCGATAGCAGGTATGCCCGATGACGTATCGTAGATAGTAATTTCAGAGAAACTACAAGCATACTGAAAAGAGCCACCAAAGAACGGCTGTGTACCTCTGATTCTAAAATACTGATATTCACCCTCATTCAGATTGAAACTGTATTCGTTGTACTTTCCGACCTCAAATACCAAAGAAACAGTACTTCCGCTCGCTAAGATATTCTCCCATGTAGAGCCGTCCGAACTACCCTCGATATATACTGCCCTCGTTGTATCAGGGTTGTTGTTATTGGCTGTTTCTATGGAAATTCTACCGAGCTTCTTAGCTTCTCCAAAATTAACTGTGAGTGTAGGCGTATTATCGCCCGAACCTGCAAGCCAACCGCCTTGCAAGGTAGACAGATTACAACTCTGACCATCGAAAGCACGATAGCCTTCAAAGTTTTGACCGACTGTACTACTTGCAGATACCATCTGTGAAGTGACGGCAATCGGATAAACGATAACCTCTGATACGTCACCGTTAACCCACTCGTCATTAGTATCATCATAGACTAATGCCTGACCGCCTGTCGGTGAAGTCAGATTAACATCTGACAGTCCTGCAAGGGTAGAACTACCACCGCCACCACCGAGCGATATTTCAAGCCAAGCTCCGTCTTTCTTAAAGTACATACCAACTACGTTATCTACGTTTGATACTGTTTCATACTTGACGTAAAGCTGACCGTTAGCACCCTCGTTAGCCGTAGGTGTAGTAGTTCCGCTTAACACCCTCGTATTCTTGATTGCGTCAAATACGGACACGTTACCTAACTGTTGTGTGTACTGAACATTAAGCAAAGCCTTACCGACCTCGGTAAGAACCGCTCCGTTCGTGTCGTACCCACCTAATCCATCGGGATTAGAGATCATAACAAGTGCCTGTTCCGCTACCTGTAAAGCTCTCGGAAACTCTGATAACGACCTATCTTCTACTGCCATAGCTCTTAATCCTCACTTTCTATGTTATAGTTACCATCCTCGGAGACTACCCTATAGTCCTTATCCTCGGATACGAAGTTATATATTGTCTTAATCGTTTCAATATCTACGCCCATATCGGTATAGTCGAAAGTAGCACCACCGATACCGCTAAAGTCGTAGTTCTCGGTGATACTGATAAACTGATTCTGACGCCAATCGAAAACGATACCTGTGTCTGTATAGCCGAACTCTGCACCGCCTGTGAGGATACCTGAGTAGTCATCTGCAACCTCAATGAGTCCGCCCCACTCATCAGCGGCTACAAGTCCCTGACCGCTCAGTTTCGCATGAATGTTCTGAGCTGCGATTGTTGCAGTTCCATTCTCTGCGATCATTCTAACTTCGAACTTATAGCTTTTACCTCCCTCGAGAGTCTCCAGAAATTTCATAAGATGCATGAGATGCATTCCCTCATTATTCCAGGAACTCTCCGGATAATAATCTGTGAGCAGCACATTATCGAGATAATAGAAAGCCTTAACAGATATCAAATCTGGATCAGTGCCATACTCAGCATCAAGATCGAGCTCCGCCCAGAAATCAATCGTCTTTGGCGAGACTGTTCCGAATCTGATAGATAAGATCGAAACTTCTTCATCTTCCGGAAGATATATCTCTCCGGCATTTGTGAAAGTATAGCTTATAATCTCATCTTTTGAAGTCTGCGATAACAGTCCATCGAGAGCTTTATCTGTCTTCGATTTAGCTGACGAAAGCGACGGATCAGCTCCGAAGCCCTGGAGCTGAGTAGTTTGTTTGAAGCTCCAGTCTATTCCCATGACGCAGCAGTCGAGAGTCTGAGATCCTGCGACTCCTCCTATGCAGCGAACTATATCTCCGAGATCATAGACAGGATTATTTAAGATCGCAATCGAGAAAGGAGTATATCTTATATTATTCGCGACTTGAGCGATCGTCATCGTCTGTCTGTTAAGAGTCTCTGTCGTTCCGTATTGCAGGAAAGGATTTGATCCGAGATTTATGACAGCTCCATCTCCGGAGCCAGCTGACTTATATCGTGTAGCTTTATTCTGTATATCTACATAAGAGATTCCGTCGTAGTATGTTTCATAGTCAGAGAATACCGATCCGATTATTCTGTCTGCTGCATTGAGAGTATCTACACTCTCAGATTCAGAGAATGAACGAACTGTGACATCTCCGCTCCTGGATGCTGTGACATAGCCTCCGATCAGCTGAGATAACCAGCTAATATAATCTCTTATTGTCTTAATATCATTCTGCGGATAAAGGCCGAAGATTTCATCGCCGTTCGGCAAAACTTCAATCTCAGATTTAGATCTTTCGAAGTCTACTCCGGCCATATCACATCCGAGCTTTATGAGATCGTAAACTTCTCCGGATGTAGTATCGACAGTGAATACTTTATCGAGATCGGCGAGGATGTCAGAAGCTACGATAGAGATCGATATATCCGTCCATTCTGCCTTCTGGATCGTAAACGTGCCGATCGGAATCCACTCGATCGTCTGATCGGAGAACTCGAGACCGTATTCCAGGACTACAAGCTGGCCTCTAAATCCGCCCCAGCTAATCCCGAGCCCTGTGAACTCTGCCGATATCTGTCCGATATAAGCTGATCCGAAAATGACATCGCTCGTATCTGAGCAGCGATTCGAATAGTTAAGACTGATTATATTATCATCGTTGAAGCTGACTCCGGCGATAGTTCCGCGAACGTGCTCGACGCGATGAGATTTTTTCATCTCTGTCTTAAATCGTTCACTTACAGAATACATATCAATCTCCTTCGAAAGTTACAGAAACAGTCCACAGTCCATTTGTACCGAGGCAGAGCTCGGATTTCGGAAGTAATACTCCGCCCGATGCTCTTCTCAATGTTCCTGTGATTACGGTCCCTCCGTTGATCTGACTTGTGACGGATGCCGACTTACAGAAATCATCCAGGATCTTCTTCATCCTGGATGTGCATTGAAAAGTCGCCGACCATGTATAACGATCAAGTCTGATAATGTTTGACATTCGCTTCCCGGACTCTGAGAAGTATTCATTCTCAATAGCTGGAAAGTTGTCCTCAAAAGATACAGGATTAGGCATCTGAGTTCCGTTGATCTTGATATATTTCCCGAGCATCGTTTAAATTCCTCCGCCTCTGTAGTTTTCTTGAGTTTGAGCTCCGATGACTGCAGTCGCGAACTTCTGCTGACCGATATATACGTTTATAACGGAAGGAACCGAACTGCCTCCGAGTCCTGCGAGCTGTGAAGATATACCAGAAAGAGCTCCTGAGTAGTCCATAGACGGATTCATTCCGTTATAGATGATATTTGCCGTTCCGTTTAAAGCTCGCTCAAGAGTCATATCCTCTGCGTCCATAGACTTAATGAACTCATCGATCATGTCTCCGCCCCATTCATCAGCCGAGGCGAGAGGGCCTTTTTCGGGAACCGAGAAGTGCAAATAACTGCTGATCGAGGAAGCGACCGACTCAACACCGGAGACCAGATTCGGGATTGCATTGACCATCGAATCGCGGAAAGTAGAAATGAAATCCGCGCCCCATTCCTGAGCCAGCTCAGGCAGCTCCGTTCCGAGCTCTGCCATAGCTCCGAGGATTGACTCAATCAATCCGGGAATCTCAGCCACAATATCAGGAATCGCTCTCACGATACCTTCTGCAACGCCGAGCATGAGCTCCATAGTAGCTTCGATGATCTCATCTAAGTGATCGATGAGGCTTTCAGCGATAGTTAAGACTGCATCAACAGCAGCAGGAATCAATTCATCGAGATTGTCACTGATACCATCTACAACGGCCAGAACTATCTCAAGCGCAGCATCAATGATCGTCGGGAGATTGTTAATGATGAAATTCGCGAGCGAGACGATGAGATCCGAGATGACCGGAGACAAGCTGGCGAGATTGTCAATGATTCCCTGAGCTATAACAGCGATGAGCTCGACAGCTGCCGAGAGGATCTGATCAAGATTATCGATCAGAGCTGTCGCCAAGCTCTCAATGATAGCTCCTCCGAGCTCGATGATAGTAGGTAAATAACTATCGATTAGCTCTATTACTTGAGGAACCATCTCATCGATGACTTCTCCCATCTTCGTGACATCGCCGTTCGTATCAAGGATCGCATTCGTGAAGTCGCTTAAGAGAGCCACACCGTCGGATGATAGATCCGTGAGTACCGGCAATAATACTTGACCGATTGCATTTTTAGCAGCTGTGACTCCATTATCGAGCCTTCTCATATTGTCATCGAGCTCGTTGAAAGCATCGAGCGTCTCACCGCTCATTACATATCCAGTTTCATGAGCTTCGTCAGCGAGTTCTTCGAATCCCTCGCGTCCTGCTTCGATAAGAGGATTGAGCTCTTTTGCGGATCGTCCGAGAATCTCCATAGCAGCAGAATCTCGCTCCGTCTCATTATCGATCTCGCCGAGAGCCTCGATTACATCCCAGAAGATATCCTCGGAGTCTCTCATGTTACCGCTTGCATCGAGGACATCAATGCCGAGTCTCGAGTAGGCTGTACCTATTGAGCCGAGCTGCTCGTTATATTCGTCTATAGTGATCTCGCCTGCTTCGAGCTGCTGATCAAGTTCCCACTGATGATCACGCCAGTCGCTCTCTGCATCTGCAGCGGAGCCTAATGATTTTGTGAGCTTTGTGATCGCTCCTGTGACTGTACTTGTAGATACATCAAGAAGCTCTGTCGCGTAGTTCCATTCCTGGAGTGTATCTGTTGAGAGTCCGGTAACTACTGATAAAGTGTTTATTTCGTCTGCAAGATTACCAGCTTCAAGAGTCGTATTGATCAGAGCTCCGGCTGCAGCTCCTACGGCTGCCGTAACTGCTCCGATAGCAGCTGCGGCTGCTTCCGCTGCCACCTTTATGACCTGTCCCCACTCCTCGAAAGATGCAGCGGAATCTTCGGCAGAATCTCCAGCATCTTCGGCTGCTGATCCTGCATCTTCAAGTCCGTCAGCTGATCCCGATGCAGCTCCTTCGAGCTCTTCGAGTGCTGCTCCGGTCCTTACTACTTCCGCTTGTAAAGTCGCATACTCTTCCTGAGTTATTGAGCCGATCTCGAGAGCTTCTTTTGCTTTTTCGGCTGCCTGCTGCTCAAGCTCGAGCTTTGTGTTTGTCTGCTCGATCTGCTTATTGAGCAGCTCTTCCTTCTGAGCCAGTAGTTCAACATTAGTAGGATCAAGCTGGAGAGCCTTCTCTACATCTTTTAAGGCTTTTTGTGTTTGAGATATGTCCTTATTTACAGACTGCAGATCTTTCGCGAGTCCCGATGTATCGCCTTCGATCTTGATCGTGATTCCCTTGATCTGTCCTGCACTCGCCATAATTAGCCTCCGAAAAGTCTGTCAACGTCCTCAGTGGTTCCGAGAACTGCGTAATCGTAAGAGTCGTTACTCTTCTCAATGAAGAGATCCGTTAAAAAGCCGACATCAGAGAAAAATGCGCTATCGAAATCAAGCCCGACCTGGAGCGATCGGAGCATCAGATAAGCATAATTCGTCTCTCTTTCAGTCGGCTTATTCAGTTTTTTGATTGAGATGTCTTTTCTGTCTGTGATTTCCAGAAGTCCATGACTTCTTTATATGTTTCGAAAGTGATAAGCTCCGGAGAGATATCCATCGACCAAACAAGATAATCATCATCTGTCAGAAGAGCTCTTATCATCGAGATATCTTCCTTAGTCTTTCCGTGTGATGCCTGCAGGCTCATTATGTATATGAGCTTCGCCGCAACATCTACCGCCTCAGCTTTAGCCAGAGCGAGCTCTTCGAGAGCCTGATTCGCTTCTGTCGCGATATCAACATTTGTAGTGACTCCGGCCGACTTGATCACTTTCGCCGCAGCTGCTGTCCTCGTTGCTATCTCGGAAGAACAGCTGAAAATATTCCTTTTTGCGAATTCCTGGAAGAACGAAGCCGTTCCAAGATTACATTCGAGCTCGATCGTCCGCTCACCGATCGTTATATTTTTCCTCATTTTTAGACTCCTTTTATAAAAAAGGGAGAGCTCCGAAGAGCCCTCCCTGATCAAGATTTCTTAGGATCAACCTTCCGCAGCCGGAGCAGGCTCTAAAGTAAGACCGCTCAAGCTGAAAATCTGAATCCTTTCTTTAGTCGCTGACTTCTGGATGACCTTGAATCTCTGAGAGAGACTCGTGATCTTCATCACTACGACCTTATCAGGATCATCGATGATTTCGACGAGTCCGGTACCCTGTGAAGGATCGAGTCCTACAAGGCAGGATGTAGTCTCCTCATCGAAATTCGAAAGTTTCAGAGCCATGAAATGTCCAGCTCCCGAAAGAGGACCGCTCGGAGACATTCCATTCTCAAGATACTTCAAAGTTCCTGTGATGCTATTTCCCGATACGACGATATCATTTTCCTGGATCTCAGAAACAAGATGATCGTATACTTCGTCTGACTGGCTATCAGGAGCGACAGTCAGACTATCAAGAAAAGCCGTCGGAGTATGGATAGAAGAATGCCAATTGCTATAGACTGCGCTATCCGTGTCAGGAGTAGAATAACCGCTTACTACGGAGATCGCATTTCCGTCACCGAGATCAAAGAGCTCGGAAGTAGGAAGAACAGTGATAGGAGCAGTATCTGTCGCAGGAGTCTTTGAGCTTGTATTTGTAGAAGCAGAAAGATTGATACGACCGAACTGACATTTATAATATACGAGCTTTCGAGCCTTATCATCAGAAGCAATCTCGAAAGTCATACCGAAGAGCTTCGCAGTCGCTTCCTTGAGCTCGATCATAACGTCAGCTGCATCCTTGATGAATGTCATCAATGCGAGCTTAACTTCATCGGGCATGAGAGCGACTTCGAGATTTCCGGAATATCCAGACGAAGCTCCTGCAGGAACGTAGTAAACTCCGTCATCTGCATAGAAGGGATCAGGTGTATCTTCACTGACATCGAGGCTGAGATTTACAGCGCCGGGGATCGCAATAGGAGAGCTATAGCTCATAGTGATCGCGCCTGTGGACTGATCAGTAGTCTCTGTCATTGGAAATACATGAACATTCTTCAAACCGAATTTAACTTTCATGTTTTTTATTTCCTTTCATTATCTTTGATATTCAATCGCCTGAGCGATCTTTTTCGGGAATTCTTCCTGCACTATCTCCTCCACGATAGATATGTGAGGCTTTGAGATAGTGTCTTGTCTTGAGCCGTATCGTCCAGTTTTATATACGGTCCGGTGTCCTTTTTCGAGAAGATGAGTCAATCTGTAGTTCTTCGAATTGAAGATATAGCAAGTTCCGCGCTTCGTTTGCCTATACGTCCAAGTGCTGCCGTAGTTGCCTGACTTTCTGGGCGAATAAGTTCTCAAAAGTTTCGCGCCTGTCGCTGCTGTCTCTTTGGCTGCAACATCAACGAAAGTCTCGCAGCTGTGATTAAACGACTGCAGGACTTCCCCGATCTCTCTTTGAAGATCGTTAATAGATATCTGCTGCCCCATATGAGACCTCCTTCATTCGTCTAGTTCTACAGTGAAGGAATCAAGATAAAGCATCGTTGACTCATCAAAGTCATCGAATGAGACTGTATAGCCTAAATCATGAGAATCAAGAAAGCCCTGGATCTGTCTTCGAAGATCGATGTCGCGCTCTGCGTTATATACATCAATACGATTCTCAATGCCGATGTAATAAACTATGTTGTCAGCATTGAACGGAGCGCTGTCTACTTCATGAAAAAAGATAAACGGCGGAGCCAGCTCCTCGCCTTCTTCAATTACAATATGATCATAAAACGTCTGAGCTGCGAGCTCAGGAAGTTCTTCGATCATCGCAGTGTAAAGTTCTTCGAGTGTCATGATCCGCCTCCGTTAAGCCCTTCGGCCTTCTGCAGATAGATCTCGAGCTCATTCTCAGATCTTTCATAAGTTCTATATATGCTCATTCGTTTTCCGTGATATTCGACGATCTTCTCGCCACTGTATTCAGCCGGATTGATGATCAGCAGAAACTGCGGATTGATTCCGATTTGTCCTGCTGAGAAGAATTCCGATCGAGAGACAGGCTCCGAGACCGCGAGGATCTCAGAGCGAGTCTCTGTATAGATCGGTTTAGCTCGAGAGTCTTTTCCCGACATCGTTCGAGCGATCAAAGTTACGGAATCATCAGTCATGAGTCAGATCCTCCGACTTTCTTCGGAGCGAAAGCTCTGCAGTTAAGACGATACTTCAAAGAATCCGACATCGAAGTCGGCTCTCTTCTCGTGATCCACTGCCATCTCGCATAATCGATGATAAGCTCCGCATCGAGGCTGTCATCGATATTTGTATCATCTCCGATCCACTGCTCGACTGAAGCTTTAGAAGCCTGCATGATAGTATCGAGTCTTTCATCATAGATCGTTGAATTGATTATTCCGATATCGATCTTGAGCCTTTCGCGAAGATCTGCCATCGATGTAGCCATAGAGAATCCCTCATTTCTTTAATTCCTGTTATCAGCCTTCTCCTGCTTCCTCTGCATCCTCAAGGATGAGATTTGCAAGTGAGAAGATCTGTGTCTTTGTAGCAGTTGCGTTGGACTGTACGACCTTGAAGACCTGACTTGTAGAAGTAATCTTGAAGACTCCGTTCTTATCAGGATCGTTGATAAGCTCGACGAGTCCGGTACCCTGTGAAGGATCGAGTCCGACCTTTACAGAAGTAGCATCAGAATCAATATTCGTGAACTTCAATGCCAGGAAGTGTCCATCTCCGGCGAGAGGACCGGACTGAGCCAGACCGCCTTCAATGAACTTCAAAGTTCCTACTATCGAGTTGCCCGAGACAGCTACATCTGCATCCTGGAAGGATGAGACGAGATGATCAAATAACTCGCTTGACTGGCTCTCAGGCGCTACAGTCAAGCCTGAGAGGGGTTTCCTGCGAATTCGACCTCCGTAGTAGGAGCCTCGCCGAGACCGATAGCCACGAAAGCCTTAGGAACTGCAGGCTTTCCGTCTGCTCTCATAACGCCCTTGATAACTGTCTGATCCTCGATGAACTTGCACTCGGTGGAAACAGAAACAGTCATCTCCTTCTTAATGAGAGCAGAATAGAGATCGAAGTAACCAACAACGATATTGTTGTCGGGAACGAACTCAAGAACGATGATGTCACCGCCGAGGATCGGCATAACACCATTAACGAGAGAAACATAAGCACCGGAGCCGTCTACTGCGATAGCTTCCTTTCTGATCGTTGCGTATGTCTTCTTGTTAACGATCCATGTCTTCTCGCCTCTGGACTTCTTGCTGTCTGCATTTACTTCTGCATCGATAAGAGCTGCGAAGAATGCGTCCTTGTGAGCGGAACCGGAAACAGTTACGAGCTGAGAAGCTGTGGAAGCGATAGCCGTAACAGCACCAGTAGGCATCTTTGTTCCAGTACCATAAACGAAAGCCTTATCGAGCGCAAAGCCGATAGCCTGCAAGAGTGCATCTGTGAAAACATCGAGGAGATCGATATCGGAATCTTCGAGTTTTGCATTACAGATAGCGAAATAACCGCCGACCTTATAAGTATCAAGCTCTACAGAGCCGAAGCTGAGATCGAGCTCGTTAAGAGAAGCACAGGCCTCTGTCCAGATAGCCTCGGGGATAGCTCCCTCAACAGGCTGACGGCCGTTATTCTTTGTGAAATTAGCTCTTACTCTGCTATAGAGCTTAGAGTAATTAATCACATTCTCTCTGATCAACTCGAAGATCGAAACACCGATGAAAACATCTGCACCGGTTACTGTTCTCTTTTCCTTGATGAGAGTTCTTACTTCTGCGAGAGTCTTCTTAACATCCTCGCGAGCTACAAACTCGGCTCTCTGGATGTCTGACATCTGATTAAGTGATCTTGTCTTAAACATCTTACTTGTATTCCTTTCTGTGATTGTAGGCTGAATGTTACCAGCTACAACAGGAGCAGCCTGAGCCTCCTGAACTGGCTTTGATCTCTGCTGAGACTCGATCTCTTCGAGCTCTCTCTCCATCTCGGAGACTTCGCCCTCAAGATCAGCGATCTTCTGATCGTTCTCACTCTGCTCATTCTCGAGAGCTGCCTTATCAGACTCGAAATCAGCAACAGCCTCCTCGACTGCAGCCTTTTCCTCCTCTGTGGAAGCCTCTTCGATAGCAGCTGCGAGCTCTTCTTCTCTCTTCTGGAGCTCTTCGGATCTTGTCTCAAAGCTTCCCTTGATGGTCCTGAGCTCCTCGAGAGCCTTCTGAGCCTCGGAGATCTTCTTTCGAAGCATTAGTGCTCTAAGCATTGGATTCTTCCTCCTGATTTGATTTCGTGAGGCGATCCTTCATCTGCAGCTTCCAGGCTTCAAGCTGGCGAGATCTAATCTCGGCAGCATCTTTCCTTCGAGCTGAGACGGAAGTCTCCTCGTATGCAGGGAATGTGCAAACAGAGACCTCAAAAAGCTCGACATCTGTAATAGTCCAGTGAATAGATCCGTCCTCTCGGAAATCGGTTTCCTGAAAACGAATCAAGAATCCTATCGAGCACTGATCGACATCGCCCCTCTTAACTCTTTCGTATGTGTTCATCGCCTCAGAATCGTTCGGATTGATTCTGACGCGGCCCCACAATCCGTGAGAATCCGTCTTGAGCTCTAAAGTATTAGCTTTAGTTCTGCCCAGGACGAGAGTCGTGTCGTGATTTGTCAGTGCGCGGATATCGCCCGAAATAGAGCTGTCGAAAGCTCCGGGAGCGATGGACTCAGAAGCGCCTTCCCAAATCTCATAATTGCTATTAAAAACAGCGAAGTAGCCTTCGATCGTAAGCTCTCCGCCGTCTTCCCTCGTTTGAAATTCTCCTGATCGGAGCTGCAAGGCTCTCATCTCAGGCTGCTCTTCGAATATCGACTTATTCATCGTCATTCCCTCCTGTCAGTTTGGATTGATTTCCGGACATTGAAGCCGGTATATAGTTCTCGAGAACTTTCAGCTCGTCGAGTCCTTCCTTCGGCTCAAGATTGATTCTGTCTCGAGCTTCATTACCTGTTACCCATCCGCGATCGCCCATCGCAGTGAAGACCTGAGTGATAGTCGAAAGATCCCAATCGAGCAGAGCCCAGATATTTCCCTTGATATACCATCTCGGGCTCGTGATAAGAGCTGCAGTCAATGTCTGCTGAATTCCCTCAACGATAGTTCTCACTCGAGTCTGAATGAAGTTATTGAATTCATCCTTCTTAAAGTCGCCGATTCCTACGAGGAAATTAGGGACTCCGACGATAGCAGCTGCTGTGGCCTTATTGAGCTTAACTGTATCTGCTATAGCGAGATCCTGGAGAGTCAGTGGCTTTAAAGTAGAGATGTCCATCTGCTCCGCCGGAACGATCCAGGGCTCGCCTGCCTTATTCGTCTTTAAGTAGTCATCCGCGATCTTTTCTCTTCCTTCCGGAGTTGCGAACTCCTCGCCCATCGCCTGAACTTTAACGATGACTGACGGCTTCCATTCCTGGGATAAGAAAGCGTTCTCTGTCGAAGATGCCTGCTTCAAGTTATTAGCGACTTCATTGATAGAGACGCGGATGCCTCGGCCTTTCCAGGGATACTGCTTATCCGGAGTCAATCGGAAGTGAAGCAGATCTCGAGGATCGTATCGAATTCCGTCAATCAAGATCCAGTAACCATATCCGTTTATCTGATCTTCCATGAAAGAAACTCGATCCGCTGGAATTACTTCGAGATCTCGAAGATATCCATCCTCGGTATGAGGACGAACGACGCAATTTCCGTCTCCATAAAGTAAAAGATTCATCGCGATCGCTTCAAAGAATGTTTGTCGAGTCATCCAGGAATTAGGATTGATATCGATCTTCCTCGAGAGCTCGTTCCTGATCCTCTGATCTCCGTTGTCTGTGTTCTCCATAAGATGCCATGAGACAAGACCGATCAGCTCCGCGATTCTCTCGCAGGCTGTCATGATCGTAGGATCTTGATCGAGAGAAGTATATCCTCCGCAAGATATACCTTCCGAGCGAATGATCTCCAGGAGCTGATTCACTTTCCTCTTGAGCTCTGCTTCATTGGCAGCAGCCGCAGCTGCAGCTTGAGATTCTTCATTCGATCTCTTACTTACGAAGTTAAAGATTCCCATTACTTCCCTCCAAACCAAGAAGAAACCAGATCAGGCTTCTCCAGATCGTTTAAATATCTCACGCAAGCGAACACGCTCGCATCAAAAAGATCGATCCTCATCTGACGACCGATCTTCTCAAACTGAATCATATCGTCCGACTTCTCGATCGCGCGGACGTTTGCGATGCAGTATTCATAAGCCTCACTATGAAGATAGTAAAGTTTCTTATCCAGTGCTGCTTTTTCGATATGTCGAAAGCCCTCGGATTTCAAATAGTAATACTGCGGTTGATCGATGATATTGAATCCGGCTTTCTTCATCTGCAGAACATATTCACGAGCGAATTTTCTATCGTGTCCGATCTGCTTAATCTTAAAGCCTCGATTCCGCATCTCGATAAACCACTTGACGACATCATCGACATTCACTGTTGGCGAGTTCGCCAGAGTTAGCCAGCCGTCATCCTTCCAGCCGAAAAGAGGGATCTGATCCTCTTCCGCTTTCTGAGCTGCAGCCGTAACCGGAAAGAATCCGTGAGTGATCACGATATCGAGATCTTTTTCTTTCCAGTGACCGAAGAGAGCAGCGGCTGTTAAGTCGTGCATCTTCGATAAATCTGCTCCGCCATACCAGCTGATCGGCAGCTTCGCCAGCTGCTCGAGAGTCAGATCATATTGAGCATCCGAAGTCTGGAACTTCTCAAGATCGAAGTAGGCTTTCTGAGCAGTCGTGTATATATTCAGCGATCGGCTTAAAAAGTCCTTTCGCTGCTGCGGATCGTTTTGAGCCTGAGCTGCTTCCGCGATCATATCTTCCGGTCGGATCGTTACTCCGTAAGAAGGATTCGCGAGTTCATGCTGCTCAGGATCTAAGAAGTCGACATCTCCGTTCGCGTCCTTCTGTGCCTTCGAAACGAAGCAGAACAGAGTATCATCCTTGACGATGCCGTCGAGGACTTTTTCGGAATACTGGAGACGGCCATAGCAGAACGAGTTCACATTATCGCCGGCCGTCGTTATTCCGATCATGAGCTTATTAGTATAAGCCTTCATCGCTTCTTTGAATCTGTTGTATTGAGCTGCTGATCTGTAAGCATGAATCTCATCCGCTATACAGATATTGCAGCCGAAGGAATCCTGACGATCCGGATTAGCTGCCATCGCCTCGATGTGAATCGATCCGATCGGGACTCCTTTTTCATCCAGGAATGTTTTCGATATCGAGTGCTCCGCGTTATTATCGCGGACTCTGAATTCATCGATAACTCCCTTAACTCTCAAAGTGTAAACGATCTTATCGAAAGTCTCCGCGCTCTGCTTTAGAGCTGCAGCTGTGATATAGATCGTTGATCCGGATCTCCTTTCCAGGAATCCGAGTGCCAGAGATAAAGCAGCCACGAAGAGCGACTTTCCTGACTTTCTGGGAACGAAGATGAAAGCCTCCTTAAATCTTCGTTCATTTGTGCCGACTTTATACCAGCCGAGCAAATTGTAAATAATGAAGATCTGCCAGTCCTGCAGGAGCAGCGGCTTGTTCTTCAATGAGTTACCATTCAGATCTTCGCCTTTTTGATGAACGAAGAACTGCTCGATAAATCCGCAGACGAAATCGGCATCCTTATTTCTGATCTCGATATCGTCTCGTTTGAGATCCATAAGGAACCTCAAACATTCTCTTTTGTTATTGCCGGCTCTAACTTTGCCGGCAACTACATTTTGGGCATAAGTCAGAGCTCGTTCATAATAGCTCTGAGCTTTCATGACGATCTCCTCTTATTTCTCTAATTTCGCAAGCACAGAATCCAGCGGACTCATCTTCGGCTCTTTAGTCGCTTCGTCGTTAAGCTTCTTAAGTCCAGCCGGAGTCAGTCCGAGTTCTTTCCAATAAGACAGTGCAGTCTGATTCAATTTGTTCCACTGATCCAGGAGCGGATTCGGTCGACGTTGCGGAGATCCTCGATCTGTCAAAACATCAACAAGAGGCATACATCCTTCCTTGACATATTGCTCGTAGATATGATCTCGCTCGGCGAGAACTGCAGCCAGAGTCTTAATGACTTCTGTATAAATTTCTTGATAAGTGTCTGCTGCTCTCATGGCCTTGTTGATTTTCACCAAGTAGCCTCGCTCAGTCATGTCCGATCTTCCCTTCTTAGTCGATTCT